GGCCTGATCGCAGCGCTCAACGACATTTTTCAGCCGCAAGCCAACTGTTGCTCATGGGGCGAGGAAAAAGAGTTTTCACCCGAAAAGTTGCTGGCAGATTACCGCCGCAAATTAGCAAGGGCAAAGGCAAAGGCAAAGGCAAAGGCAAAGGCATGATCACAACAGAAACAAACGAGCAATATCACAGCAACGATGCCATTGGCAGCACCAGCGTGAAGTCTGTCGCGCTCAACAGCGTGGCGCATTGGTTTGGCACTGAAGTTAAATCATCGCCAGCCATGCAGTTTGGCAGCGGTGTCCACGCAAACTTTCTGGAGCCTGAGAAAAACCTTGTTCACCGGGGGCCAGAAACTCGGCGCGGCAAGGCATGGTCTGAAATTGAAGAAGGCATGGGACCAGATGAGATCTTGCTGCCTGTCGCAGAATACCACCGCGCAGAAAAGGCCACACAGGCATTGCGTGACAACATGCAGGTTGAAGAGATGTGGAGCATGGACGGTTGGCAGATAGAGCAAAGCATCTATGTGACATGCCCGGAGACAAAGCTGGATCTGAAGTGCAAGCCTGATGGTTTTAACGAGCGGTTGCGCACGCTCATCGATGTTAAGACGTGTCAGACAGCAGCGCCAGCAGCTTGGCAATCGCAGTACGGGCCGTTCATGAAGTTTGGGTATCACATACAGATGGCGTTTTATCTGTACGTGTGCGGCATTGAAAAGCTGAAGGTAGACACCGCCAACATCTTCGCTGTGGAAAGCAACCCGCCACATGCTGTGCAATGCTTTGACATCTCTGCTGACACCCTGCGGCACGGCCACGCAATCATGTTGGATACGCTGAAGCTGATCGCAGAAGCAAAGGAAGCTGGCGAATATACCACAGGCTGGCCTGATTGGGTGGAGCTTTAAGCGTGTCTGACAAATAAATTATTAAACCCGTATTGACAGAGCGTTTCCATATGCGGGTTTGAGCTAATCATACAAGTCTAAATATAACCTATACAGACAACACAGGAGATACATATGTCTGATTTCAAAGAGCATCTGCTAACTGGGGTCGAACTATCCAACCCCCGGCTGAACCAAATCTACCGCTATGACCCGCAGTTCAAACGCGAAGATGGCGGCATGGGCAAGAGCATCCCAGCCAATGCCGATGAACTCAAAGCAGGATGGGCTGTTGGCATCGTGATGGACAAAGCTGAAGCCACAGAGTTCTGGAACGTAGCCAAGGCGCACTTCAAAGACAGAATGCCCAAAGAAAAGTTTGCAGCAATACACAGCTATCGGGATCTGGATGACGGGCGCATTCGTTTCACTGCCAAGCGCAACGCCAAGTCTAACAAGGGCGCATACGCCAAAGAGCCAAAGATGATTGATCACAACATGGAACCGCTGACTGACCGGGCAATATGGGGCGGCAGCAAAGGCAACATCAAGGTAACAATGCTGCCCACATTGAACCCATCCAAAGGGGAATGGGGCATATCGCTGTTCATTGCTGTCGTGCAGGTCACAGAGGCCATCTATGGCGGCGGTGGTGACGATCTGGATGGGTTCACAAGGACAGCGCCAACCAACAACCCAATGGCCGTGTCTGATGAGCCTGACAACCCGTATGGCCTGCCAGATCTGCCAGAGCAACCAACGCCCAGCAAGCAGCCAGCAATTGCTGACGATCTGGATGATGAAATCCCGTTCTGATGTCAGCAATCCGCAAATACGCCAGCAAAGCGCATCGCAAGATTGCCAAGGTAATCGGGCTGGCTCTGATTGCCGGGGATAGCCACGCATGGCTGCAAGCAAAGCTGCTGATGCGTGTCCACCTCACGGCACCAGAGCGCGCTGCGCTGGCATTTGCAAGCATGGCATCATTGGACAAAGACCAGCGCGATGCTGTCGCGCGGTCAACCATCCCGGCTGTGCTGCTGGGGCCACCACTGCCCACACTGGATGACGTGAAAGATGACGCAGCTTGGTGGGCCAGCAATGCCGATGACAACGAACTGCAAGTGTACCTGATGGCGATCTTCAACGCGCTGCCAGCAGACAAGCAGCAAGCATTTACCAAACACATAACAACAAGGACGGCAGCATGACCGAGATCCACAGCTTTGCCGAGATAGACGCATCACTGCGCAGTATAGACACAGGCGAACCAGCGACAGCCAAGCGACGATTGTTTGCATCAGCCGCCCGGTTCCAAAACAGGGCCGTCAAGCCACGAGAATGGCTGGTCGAGGGCTTCATACCAAACTCCACAGTCACCTTGCTGGGCGGGGATGGCGGCTCTGGCAAATCGCTGCTGGCAATGATGCTGGCAATCGCAACAGCGTCAACCAAAGACGTAAGATGGCTAGGCAGGTTGCCCTTGCAAGGCACAGCGATCTATTGCGGGGCAGAGGATGACATCGATGAAATGCACAGGCGCATGGCAGACATCACAGATGCCAACTTCATACAATTTACAGACCTAGAACGGCTACACGTTTGCTCATTGGCTGGCCAAGATGCCCTGCTGGCAGTGGAAAACCCAAAGACAAAAGTGCTGGCAGCAACGCCGCTGTTTGCTGAAATACGCGACAAGATCGAAGCAGAACGGCCATCACTGGTGGTGTTTGACACACTGGCTGATTTGTTTGGTGCGAATGAAAACGACAGAGCGCTGGCCAGACAGTTCGTAGGCATGCTGAGAGGGCTGGCAATACAGTTCAACTGTGCTGTCGTGCTGCTGGCACACCCGTCATTGAGTGGCATGACAAGCGGCAGTGGCACCAGTGGATCAACAGCGTGGAACAACTCTGTCAGATCCCGGCTGTATGTTGAGAGGATCTTTCAAGACGGCTACGAGGCTGACCACAATGCGCGCAAGCTGTCAGTCAAGAAAGCAAACTACGGCACCACTGGCGATGAGATCCTGATGCAGTGGAAAGATGGCGTTTTTGAAGCCGACAAGGTGGAAACCGGGCTGGATAAGATGGCAGTGAATGCCAAGGCAGAGAGGGTGTTTCTCAAGCTGCTGGATCAGGTCAACGGGCAAGGACGCAGGGTTAACCCGTCTGCCGGGGCCAACTTTGCGCCCAAGCTATTCAGCGAAATGCCAGACAATGAAGGTGTGGTTAAACGTGGCTTCAAAGGGGCGATGGAAAGGCTACTCAGCAAAGAAAGTATCGTCATCATCACCGATGGCACCAACCCAAATCGGCCCAAATCGCACATTGAGAGGGCGAAATAGGTGAAGTTCTCAAAAACTGATAAAGCAGGGCAAAAAGGCTGCAAACCCCCTGCATACCCGCTGCATACCCCCTGCAAACCCCTTGCGCACACAGTAGACCATGAAAACGTGCAAACCCCCTGCAAACCCCCTGCATACCCCCCAAATACCCCCTGCGTACATACTCCCCACACCCCTATAGGGTTACACCCCCCCCTGAAGGGTGGGGGTATACCCCAAGGTAAGGTGATTGAAGGGCTGACCTTTCTTCTAAAGCAATATGGTTTCGATGCCACTGTGTCGGTGCGCGATGGGTTCAGTGTCGATCTTTCTTCTAAGAAAAAATGTATGCCTGACGCGGCGCTGCTGGCTACAGCAGATTTCGATAGGCTCTTGGCAGGCATCCACAGCATCGATGAACTTAGCGGATTGGCAAATCGTAGACGGCATCTGCGCAACCCTGATCTACAGCGTTGGTCAGAGCAACAGCGGCAAGCAATCATCCACAGAAAATATGAACTACAACAGGAGCAAAAAAAATGACAAACAATACAGATCTAATTTTATCACGTACAGCAAAACGCCTACCTGCTGACGTGCTGCGCCCCGGCCAAGAGGCTGACGTGGGATCAATGATGTTGGAGTATGAGCGTGAGCAAGCCAAGCGCGTCAGACGCCAAGTGCTGCCGGTTGACAGGACATACGTGAGGCGGCAGGTCAACGATGACGCGATCATCCTGTTGAACGAGATGCGAAAGGCTGGGCCATGCACGGCAAAGTATCTTGCAGAGAAAATGACGATCAGCACCCACAAGAGCGCCAACCTAATCAAATCGCTGACGAGCGCCAACTTGGCAGAAAAAATCTGCCTGACGGTTCGTGGCCACGTTCAGAAAGGCAGTTCAAAATATCGGACAGGTGCGCGTGAACGAAATGATTGCTGGGTGTATCAGGCGGTGGCGCAATGAAGGCGTTGGAGGTTCTGGAAAGGGCAATCAGTCTTGTCACCGGGCGGCGTCAAAAGGATTATGGTGAGGCCGATGCCAGCTTCCAACGGATCGCTGATGGCTGGAATATTATCGTGCGGTCAACAGATGGTGATCTGACGCCTGCGCATGTGGCAATTATGATGGATTGGATGAAGTCAGCGAGGCTACTTCAGAGCATGGATCATGCCGATTCTTGGGTGGATAAAGCAGGGTACAGCGCTTTGGGCGCACAGCTTGCCATGAGAGAGCCTGAGAGGCCACATACAGAGCCATCTAATGCTAACGGTAAGGGTTCCATAGAGCCGAGCGATATACGGCCTGAGAGCCGCGATTATTCACAGGGTTAAATTATGGTCAAAAAGAAGAAAAAAACCAAGCCGCTGAACGAGGCCAGAAGCAGGGCTGATCATGGCACACCAGAGGCCATGCGACAGGCTGATGGTGTGCAGTTTGAGACAGTGGATGGCGGTCGTTTGGGCAGTGTCAAACGTGCCTACATCTCACGGCAAACGCCGATGGATCGATACAAGGCAAGGGGGCTGGTAAACCAACGGCAGTATGATGCTGCTCATGCGTTTTTCGTGCTGTACGATAAGACGCGGCAGGCAGGCAGAGTGACATCAAATTACGACAGGATCATAGTCGATGGCAGTGGTGGTGGTGGGATAAACGAATATGCCTTCAGCGACTACATCAAGCTACAGCAAGCGTTGGGCATCGATTACGTCAGTGTGGTCAGGGCCGTGGTGGTTGAATGCGAGAGTGCCGCTGGCTGGGCCAAGCGTTACAGATTGCCCAGCAGGATGGGCATTGAAAAGCTGCGGGATGGGCTGGACAAGCTGGCGAAAATCATGGGTGTGTCGTGAGGGCGGCAGGTGATGAATTAACAGCAGAACGCAGGTGACGTTGTGTTAAGCCGCCCTCGACGCGGTGATAGCATGTGCGCAACTAAAACTAAATATGCTGCATACAAATATAATCTATTGACCGACAAACACCTGATATGCAAATGGCATATATAATAGCTATCCCTGTGTTGGTTCACTGGCGTCCCTTTTTGGGGCGCTTTTTTTGTTTGGAGGTGGTCAGATGATTAAAAAATCAAAGACCGTCAACAAACGTGTCATGCAGAAGATTGTAGACAAGCTGGCTGAAGGCATAACGCTGACTGAGATCTGTCAAGCTGATGACATGCCAAGCTATCGATCAGTTACACGCGCTGTGCAATTGGATGAGGAACTTTGGGAACTGTACCGCAAAGGCCGAGTGCAACAAGCTGAGTTCTACACTGATAGGATCAACATGCTGGCCATGTCTCCGTTGCCTGATGTTGTTGATCAGCGTGTGCTTGGCGCAGAGGTTCAGCGGCGTAAGCTAGAGATCGAAACACTGCGTTGGACAACGGCAAGGAACCAGCCTCACGGCGTGAGGGACAAGAAAGAAGATGCACCACAACAGCAGGCTATCACAATATCATGGGCTGGTGGTGATGTTGACGTGACGAAAGATGGGGGCTAAAAGTCCTGTATATCAGTCATTCAGCGTGACCGATCTACGCGCGCAAAGATCAGCGTAAATCGATGCTGCATTGCACGAAAAACAGAGGTCAATTCTCGCTAGAGTTGATTATCCAATGAAATCAATGGCATTTTATTAACATAATATCGATTATGCGCCTTACCATGCCTTTAGGTTGTTTTGAGAATTTCCCAACCCCACCCCCGGTTGAAATTTCCGCCCCTTCTTATAGC